CTTCTATTAAATCAATTTTTAAAATTAATTTTGGTGCTTTGTTATAACCTAACATTTTATAATTTTTATTTTATTTTATTCTTTCACTACATTCACTACACCTACTTTTTAAGTCACTAATAGATTTATCTATTGATATTTTAGCAAATCTTTCTTCATTTTTTAAATAAGACAAATCAGGCTGTTCATATGGTGAATTATGATTATATCCTCTATTTATCATTTCTTGTGCTAATTCATTATGTCTTTTTTCCATATTTTCCGGTTCAATTAAAACAATTGGATAGATTCTACCAGTTATTCTATGGTGTTTAACAAAATTATGTCTATGTTTATGTATTTCGTTGTGCTCACCTAAAAGATGTTGCCTACATAATAATTTTGGATTTATTCCCCACATTCTCATAATTATATATTTTATAATACAAAGATAATATAAAAAATATTAATAACAAAATATTTAATATATACTTTAAAAAAATAATAATTATGTCTAATATATTTAATTTACCAGCAACTAATGAAGAACCTGAAATTTTCATTGATTATGATAATCATATTGTTAAACTTATAGGAAAATGTTTATTAGAAAATGCACATGGTTTTTTCTTAAAATTATTAGAAAAAATAGTTTATATTGATAATCTTAAACTTATTATTGATTTAGAATATGTAAATAGTTCATCATTTAGACATATTATAGTTTTAATAGAAGATGAATTAACATTAAGTGAAGTACAGTGGTATTATATTGAAGAAGACTTTGATATGGAAGAAAAAGGTATAATAATTAAAGATATTTTAAATACATTACACTCTGATATAAAATTTAAATTAATAATAAAATAATTACTTTTTCCTACTTTCAGTAAGCATTCTTCTTATTAATTCTTCTATACCTACATTTTTTAGGTCTATATCATCTACTATAAATGCATCTTCAAGAACAGTTTTGATTACTTCTATATCAATACTTCTCTTAATTCTTTTTGGTTTATCTGTTATAGGTGTATCAATATCATCTTCTCTTTCTTGAAAACTTTTTAAATCCCTTACTTTTGGTTGAAATGATTTTTCTTTAGATAATCCATTTGTTAAACTTCTTTTAAATTCACCCTTTATTGTTCCAATAATATTTTCAATATCATTAACACTAAAACTATAATTAAGTTCAAATTCAGGTTCATTTATAGGATAAGTTTGTATTATCATCTTGTCATCAACTATCTCAATATCTAGTCTTAAATCTTTCTTGTTATCAGTATGTATTGATATTTCTTTACCTCTTTTATAATCAATTTTAAATTCAGATGGTATAATTGGTACTATTTCATCTTTAATTCTTTTATGTAATTTATCCATAAAAGAAATTTTATCAGCAGATGGTAAATTATCACCCTCTTCCCATTCATATAATTTACTGAAATCTTTAAATTTTTTCATAATCTTTTAATAATTTAATAATTTTCTTATTCTTTAATTTAATAGCATAGTCCAATGCTTCTTCATTATATGCACCCTTTTTCAATAATAACTCAACTATTTTTGGACGACCATTTCTAATTGCATTCATTAAAATATTAATATTAGGATGAACATCATTGTCTAATAATAATTGAACTATATCATTATTACCAGTACCTACTGCTGTTTCTAATTCATTTTCTGTTGGTTCAACTCCTATTGAAATTAAATATTTAACTACATCATAATTATCTACTTGAATTGCTGAACTAAGTATATCTGTTTTTGAAATATTTTTATCTTTTATTAATAATTTAATTATATCCATATTACCATTATTAATTATAAAATTAATAGTTCTATAATTAATAGTAAATAAATCATGTTCTATTAATAATTTAGCTAATTCCATATTATTATTAAAGATACTATAATGCATTAAATCTTCTCTAATAGAATCATCATATTCTATTTCTTCAATACCTTTTTCTTCAATACCTTTTTTAATTAAATCAACCATATTATATTTGATTCCAATAGTTATTTTTTCATCAGGTGTTAATTTTTCTGATGATTTTTTAATATCTTCATCAGATTTAGGTATCATTTTATATCTAACAGATTCATTTGTAAATTGTTTAAATGTTTTCATTTTTTAATTAGTTTTTTTTAATTAGTTTTTTTCCAGATATATCTATCTTCACCATATTTATTAACAAAAGTATATTGTGTTAATTTAGTTACTAAATTCATTACTTCTTTTATAGTCACTAATTTTTCAACAGATTCTTTTAATTTTGTTTTATCCATTAATGTATGTGGTTTAATTCTTATTCCCATATAATCAATTTGTTCAGGTATTTGTGTAAATATCCCACTTACAATTTTTTTAATGACATTTTCTTTCATTTTATTTAATTGAAGTTCAGATAATATCATAGCATCAAATGCAATTCTATTATTTTTTAATACATCTGTTTGAAAATCAGTAATACTATATACTGAATACTTAGGATTTTTACTATCTACATATTCTACCTTTGTCTTAAAAAAACTAGCAATTAAATCTCTATCTTCTTCTGAATATTCTAATCCATCAAATAAATATTCTACTGTTATATCATCACCTTCTAATACAATAGCTGATTCATTTAAAAATTGACTAAATCTCTTCACTGTATTTTCTGATAATTTTAAAGTTTCTACTTCTGATATTTTATCTAATATAACTTGATTTAATAATTTTTTAACATAACCTGGATAATCTTCATCATCACTGAAATATCTTCTACCCACATAATTAATATCATTTAATAATGTGTTAAATGATTTTTTAATTTTTAAATATCTTTGTATATCATATATGTCAACACCTTCACTTAAATATCTATCTATAATAGAATCAATTGATTTATTTATATCTGACCTTGCTTGATTTTCCAATTCTTTACTTAATGGCATAAAACAATTTATATTTTTATTTATATATTAAAAAATAAAATTACTAATTTTTCAATTCTTTTCTTTTATATATAATAAAAAATAAACTTAATTAATATGTCGATATTTGAAAAATTGTTAGAATTCTTACAACCAACTAAAACACAATTAAAATCAATGTTAATAGCTTCAGTAGGTACTATTGGTATGGTTTATTTTGTAGGTGTTAAAACTGCTAATTTTAATAATACTATAAGTGATACAAATTTAACAACTAAAGAAAATACAGTCATGATTAAAGAAATTAAAAATGAAATAGATAATCTAAAAATTCAAAACAAAAATGACATAAATAACTTATATATGAATATATTAGATATGAATACAAGAAATAGCGCTTTTATGAATACTAAATTTAATCTTTTAATAGATTATGGTAATAGTAATAAAGGATTATTAAAAGATATGTTAAAAGTCCAAGATGAACAACAAAAACTATATGAAGAACAAATAAATAAAAATAAAACTTACCTAAATAATCAACTAGGTAAATCAGAAGATTCTGTTTCAATTGGTGTCAAACAATTTAATCCATAATTAATAATGTGACATACGGATCATTTGATAATTATATATATTTAAATGATTCTACAAACCCATATTTCCATAAATATCACGACCCGTAATATAACCCAGTTCAAAAATAAAGGTTATAATACATCACAAAATCCATTAGAAGTAAAAATAGAAGACTTATCTAGATATAGTAGAGCCAGAATAAAAATTGAATGTGATGAGTGTAAAAAAGAATCAACTTTAATGTACTACAAGTATGTTGATAATTTTAATAGATATGGGTTTTATACTTGTAAAAAATGTTCAACAATAAAAAAGAAAATGACATATAATACTAATTATGGTGTTGATAATCCAATGAAAGTAAAAGAAATACAAGATAAAGGTAAAAAAACTAAATTAGATAGATATGGTGATGAAAATTATAATAATATGGATAAATATATAAAAACTTGTAATACATTATTTGGAACAGATTATGCTCTACAAAATAAAGAAATAAGAAATAAAATAAAAATAACATGTAATGAAAAATATAATGTTGATTATATAGGTAGTGTCAAAGAAATACACAATAAAGGTAAAAAAACTAAATTAGATAGATATGGTGATGAAAATTATAATAATATAGAAAAAACATCCAGAACTAAATTAAATAAACATAGTTTTAATATACATAGAATAGAAAATAATAACATTTATGCAGAATGTGATAATGGAAAAAATCATAATTTTTCATTATCCTATTCATTATTTTATTATAGAAAAAACATTAATGTTACTATATGTCCAATATGTAACCCAATACAAAATAATGTTTCCATTGTTGAAAATGATTTATTAAATTTTATACAAAATAATTATTTTGATGAAATAATAGTAAGTGATAGAAAAATTTTAAATGGAAAAGAATTAGATATTTATTTACCAAAATTAAAATTAGCATTTGAATTTAATGGTATTTATTGGCATAGTGATGTAAAAAAAGAAAAAAATTACCATAAGATAAAAACTGATATGTGTTTAGAGAAAGAAATTCAATTATTTCATATTTATGAAGATGAATGGTTATATAAACAAAATATAATTAAATCTATGATTTTAAATAAATTAAATAATGAAATAAATATATTAGAAACAGAAATAAAAGAAGTAAACAATAATAATTTAATAAAAAAATTTTTAAATGATAATCATTTACAAGGATATACAAAATCAACTATTAAAATAGGTTTATTTAATAATGATGAATTAATTAGTTTAATGATTTTTAAAAAATCAAATAATAACTATGAATTATTAAGATTCTGTAATAAATTAAATATTAATATTATAAGTTTTTCAAAATTATTTGAATATTTCATTGATACTTATAATCCATTACAAATTATAACCTATATTGATAGAAGTCATTCAAATAATAGTTTATATGAACAAAATGGATTTAAATTAGAATCCATTACAGAACCAAATTGTTATTATGTTATTAATGGTAAAAGAATCATTAAAAAACAAATTAAACCAATTATTATAAATAAAATTCATGATTCTGGTAGTTTAAAATTAGTTTTTAATAACAAACTTTAATATTTTTTCAATCTATAAATTAAAAATGATTTTTTAATTAATGGATGATAGAGAAAAAAAACAAAGAATTAATGAATTAAAAATTCTTATAGATAATAAAAAGAAAGAAAAGGACTTTGCTAAAGCAATGCAGTTGGCATTTAAATTAGTTATTAATGGAACTTATGGATCATTCGCCAATAAATATTTTGTATGTTCAAATACAGATATTGCTAATGCTATTACTATTCATGGTCGTGATATTCTTCAATTTATGATGGAAAATATTGAAGAATATTTTTATAATGAATGGCATCTTGATAAAAAATCACATAATAACTTAGGTATTGAATATATTGGTAAATATAATAACAAATTTGCTGCATATACTACAGATTTTAGTAAAATTGGTTATGACTATGATACTTTAGAAGAATTAATGAAGAAGAAAACTATTAATATTCGTAATTTAGAAGAAAATATATTTGAACATGATGATATTGAAGTCCTTTATCAGTATACTATATGGGATTTTTCAACTGTTAAACCATTAGATGAAAATCCAATTTGGGGTGAACTTGAAGGTAGAAAAAAATATGAAGGTAAAAATCAAATCTGTATCTATGGTGATACAGATTCGATCTATATATCAATGCTACCACTTATGAATTCAGTTGGGTTTGATAAACCACTTGATGATGAGTGGGGTAAAAGATTTATTCTTCATGTTGATGAAGTTTTTATCAAACCTTTATTTAATGATATGTTATATAAATATGCTGAACAATTTGGTGTAACAAGTTTACATGATTTTGAACTTGAAACAATAAGTAAATCTGCATTATTTCTAAAGAAAAAACATTATTTAAACAATATAGTTTGGGAAGATGGTGTTAATTATGATTCTCTTTCATATTTTTATCCAAAAGGAATTGAAATTATACGTTCTTCTACTCCACCTTTTGTTAGAAAGAATATTTATAGGGTTATTAATTATCTATTTGCTAATCCTGGTAATGTGAATATCCATGAAGTTCTTAAAATTGTAAAAGAATTAAGAAGAGAATTTGAAATGGCTGATATAGAAGATATTAGTATGACTACTTCTTGTTCAAATTACAATACAAAAGTATTAGATGATACATTAACATTAAATTGTGTAAAAGGTGCTCATTTTGGTGTTAAGGCAGCAGCATTTCATAATCATTTATTAAATAAAAATTCTGATTATAAAACTAAATATGATATGGTAAAAAGTGGTAGAATTAAATATTATTATTGTAAACATCCATTAGCAGAAGTATTTGGTTATTTAAGAAGTTTTCATCCAATGGAAATAACTGAAAAAGAAAGAGTTATAATTGATATGGATACACAGTTTGATAAAAGTTTTTTAACAATTGTTAATAAATTTATTGAACCGTTGGGTTTACAACCTATTAATAAAAGATTATCAATATTAACAAGTTTATTTAATTTTTAATTCTTTTTTTAAAATATTTTCAATGTTATTTATTTCAGTATAAGGAATTCTAATTAAGTGAATATTATTATTTTTACAATATTTACTTTTCATATCATCTCTTAATGTTATTCCATTTAAAGTAAGTTCACCCCCAAAATATTTAATTGCATTAAAATGTTGTTTACCATCAAATTCTATACAAGTATTAATATTAGGTAAATAGAAATCAAATTTTAATGGATAATTTTTATCTGATTTACAATCATCAAATTTTTTTTGTATTTCATAATTAATATTATTATTTTCTAATATTAATTTAATATTATTTTCTCCTTTTGATAGATTACAAATAGGGCAACCTTGTTTTGAATTTACATGATCTTTTGGTTTTTGTTCAAATATCCCGTGTTTTTTACATATAATTTTTACTTTTGTATAACTATTTACATAATCAACTAATGAATAGTCATAAAAATTATTATGAATTAAATTTGATTTTTTACTAAAAGATAATAAATTGTTATCCATATTATTATACTTACATTTTGGACATTTTTGACCAAGTAAGTGTTGTGATGGTTTTTGTTCAAATATCCCATGTTTTTTACATATAATTTTTACTTTTGTATAACTATTTACATAATTAACCAAAGAATAATCAAATTCAAAATTGTGAATTAAATTTGACTTTTCAATAAAAATTAATTTATTATATTTATATTTTTTTTCTGAACATTTTGGACAATTACTACCATTTAAATGTGATTCTGCTTTTTGTTCAAATATTCCATGAATAGGACATATTATTTTAATTTTTGTTTTAATATTTATGTAATTAACTAATGAATAGTCATAAAAATTATTATGGATTATATTTGCTTCTTTAATAAATTCCTCATTTGTTTTTTTATTATTACCACTACAATGAATACATTTTCTACCTACCATATGTTTTTCTGGTGTTTGTTTAAATATACCATGTTCTTTACATATAATTTCAACTTTGGTTCTATTATTAATATATTTAACTAATGAATAATCATATTTATAATTATGAATTATTTTTGATCTTTCTATGAATTCTTCTTGTGTTAATTTTTTCATTATTTATATTTTTTCAGAAAGAAAACCCTTGAATATTCAGTTTGGGTAGATTAATTTCAAACACTATTATATATTAAAATAATAGAATTGTATTTAAAAATTCAACAATTAAAAAGTAATATTTAATATATACTAAAAAATAGTATTTTTAAATGATAATTAAGTTTGATAAATTTTTAAATGAATCTTTTGATATTAAAAAAGATATAATTATAGTTACTGATAAACCAGAAGAACTTAATAAAATTATAGATGATTTAAAAAGATGGGGATATAAATATTATGAATCAAGTGATTTGGATGAAGAAGATTTAAAAGCACCTGCAAATTATCCTATTTCAATTATTATTTATAGAAATAATTTAAATGGATATTATCTTGAATTATTTTATGATGAAGAAAATTTTAAAGAAGAATATAATATTTATTATGATTTAAATGATTTTTATTTAGATGTAAAGGGTGTTAATTTTATTAAAAACAAAGGTATTAGTAAACCAAATTATAATCCAAAAAAATTTATTAATAATTTAAATGAACAATTTGATATAAAAAAAGATATTGCTATTAATATAGATACAGTGAATGATTATAAAAGGTTAAAAAGATATTTAGATGAATGGTATTATAAATCAAGTGAATTTCAAATAGATGAAGAAGATTTAGAAGAAGATTATAATTACCCAATTTTAATTGTATTTTATGATTTATTCAAAAGTGAATACATGATATATTTTGATGATCCATATGGTGAACAGTTGGAAGAAGGTGAATCAGAAAAATATTATAATACATATAAATCAGTTGATGAATTTTTATTAGATAGAGAAGCTGTTAATTATATTAGAAATAAAGGTGTGGCTGTTCCTAACTATAAACCAAAAAAGAGGTCAATTTAAAATTGACCTCTTTTTTTATTTTTAGAAAGATTTTACTGCTCTTGAATTTGTTATTAAACTAGCTGATGAAGGTTCTAAACATACCCTATTAAGGTATATAGAAAAACGTCCAGTATAATAATCACCTCCTGTGTGTTCATGTGGTGTAACCGACCAATATGCTCTACCAATTATCATATTAAGAAGTTTTGAATTTTCAATCATTTTTTCTAGTTCTGTTTTTGTTGGTAGTCTCCATCCATTACCCAATGCATTACAAATTTCATTTGACACCGGCCAATTATTTGGAATATTATCAGTTGGATAAACAATTAATCCATGTCCATTGTCTACATATAAAACAATCCCACCATCTTTAATATCACCTACTTTTATTTCATCTGGTTGTGTTACAGTTATTCCTGATACATTAATATTACATCCATTTGCATCTACTACATCTACATCATAAGTACCAGCACCAACATTAAATACACCAGTTGAATTACTAACACCATTTAATGTAAATATATAAGATTTAGTTCCACCACTTGCCTTGACTGTTATCTTACCATCTGTTGCACCAAAAATACTTACATTAACCACATTTACTGTTGCACTTAATGCAGAAGTTGGACTAGTTATTTTATAGTTATCACTAGTTGTACAACCATTTACATCAACAACAGATGCAGTATATGTTTTTGGTGCTAAATTAGTAAATGTTGTATTACCATCTAATGTAAAAGTATAAGGTGAAGTTCCACCACTTGCAGAAAGTGCTATACTACCATTACTTTCACCAAAACATTTAATATTAACAATATTTGCAGAAATTGTAAGTACAGATGGTTGTACAATTGTTACAGATTTATTAACTGTTACATTTTTACTATCTTTAACTGTTACATTATAAGTACCTGCATTAACATTAAATACACTATCATTTTGGTATGTTCCACCATTTAAATTAAATGTATAAGGTGAAGTTCCACCACTTGCCTTAACTGTTATCTTACCATCATTTCCCCCAAAACATTTAACATCAACAACTTCTATATTTATAATTAAATTTTTAGTAGGTATAATAACACTATCAGGCTGTGTTATAATAACATTATCAGAAAAAGTTTGAGATTTTGAATCAGTAACAGTTATATTATAATTACCTGCTTTTAATGAAGTGAATTTACCATCAGTATTTTTAACATTAGAATTAAGAGTAAACTCATATGGTAAAGTCCCTGATAATACATTAACTGTAATTGTTCCATCATTCTTACCATATTCAGTAACATTTGTTACTGTGGCATTAAATGTTACTTTAATAACATCAACAATAGGATCAATAGGATCAATAGGATCTTTTTCACAAGAAACCATAAACAATGAACTAAAAATAACTAGTAAAAAGATAATTTTTTTCATATTTTTTTTGTTTTTAATTAATAATGACACAAAGATAGATACTATTTTTGAATCTACCAAATATTTTAACAAATATTTAACAAAAAAAATTAAACTTTTTATTTTTACTATTTTTTAATCTTACAATTACAATTACCATCCTTACAATTATCTTTGGGAATAAGTGCTTTAAATACTTGATATATAGCATATAATATTGTTAATCCAAATAATATTAAAGCACTTATTTCTTGATCCATATTATCTTAATTCTTTTCCTAATAATTTGATTCTTTCCTTAATTCTTTCTATATTTGGAATATCATCTGTTTTAAACTGCTTACAAAGTTCATCTATCCCCATTGATTTATCTGTCATAAAATGCATATATCCATGTGAATTACTACGAATTATGGCATATATTAATTCATTTCTCTTTATTATTCCTTTTTCTAATATATCAATATACTCTTTCAATTCATCAGTGTCATTTGACTCAAATGATTCAAATTTCTTTATATTTTTCATATTATTTTAATTCTTTTAATTCTGCTTCCATATCAGAAATTTTAATTGCTAATTCACCAAGCTTTTTCTTTTCACCTTCTACAACAGCAGCAGGTGCTCTATCAACAAAATTCTTATTAGATAATTTACCTTCAGTACTCTTTAAAGAAGCTTTAGCTAAATCAATTTCTTTCATTAATTGAGTAATTCTTTGTTGTGTTGGTCCATCAATACCACTTTTATTAGATGATTCTGTATTAATATTAGAAGTAAATTGGTCTAAATCAGATAATCTATCTAAAGTTTCTTCTTTACCAATCATTTCCATAATACCAAATAATGAACCACCATTACCTAAACCAGTAACTACTAATCTTAAGAAAGGTGCAATATCATTGAATTTAAGTTTATTATCATCAACATATTTTTCAAATGCTGCATGAATCTTATTTTCTTTCCAAGTACTTAATTCTGCTAATTTTTCACTAAAACCAAGAATAATATCAGATGTTTTATTATTCCATTTTTTCATTGTCTTTTCATCAAAATCACTTGGTTTTTCAAATAAGAAATTTACTGCATCATATAATTCTTTTATGAAATTTACTTTACCTTTGTTTTCTTCAATAACTCTATAAATAAAATCATCACTTTTCTTAATACCCCTTTTTGCTAAATCTTCTTTAAAAGATTCCATTAACTTTTCAGTTGGAGTATTCTTTAAATGTTGTCCATTAAACCATGCAGCTTTTACTGGGTTAAATTTACCACCTGCTTTATTTATCCTTTTAAGGTCAAAATCTTTAATCAATTCTTCCATAGTGTAAATCTCCTTCTCTGTTCCTGGATTCCATCCAATGAACGCTAAAAGGTTAATAACGGCCTCTGGTGTGTAACCAGCTTCCCTATATCCTTCTACAATTTTTGAAGGATCTTTTGGATCAGAATATGATAATGGAAATACCGGAAATCCATATTTATCACCATCTCTTTTACTTAACTTACCACCACTTGGTCCAAGAATAAGAGGAAGATGAGCAAATTTAGGAGCAGTCCAATCAAAACATTCATATAAATATACATGTAGTGGTGCAGATGGCAACCATTCTTCACCCCTAATAACGTGTGATATTTTCATTAAATGATCATCAACAATATTTGCTAAATGATAAGTAGGAAGTTCATCCTTCTTTTTCCAAATAACTTTATCATCTAATGTATTACTATTAACATTTACTTTTCCTCTAATAAGATCATCAACTTCAATGTTAATAGGTTTATCAGGATATCTAATTCTGATAACCCAATCATTTTTTTCTTCTAAAAGTCTATCAACTTCTTCTTTAGGAAGTGTTAATGAATTCTTCATATCATTTCTTGTTTCAAAAGAATATGAAAAATTAGGAAGGTTTTCTCTTGCTGATTCTAATTCTTCTGCGGTATCAAATGCATAATATGCTTTACCATTATCAATTAATTCTTGTACATATTTATTATAAATATCAGTTCTTTCTGATTGTTTATATGGACCATAAGGACCACCTTTTTCTGGACTTTCGTCAAATTCTATTCCTAACCAATCAAATGTATCAGTAAAATATTTTTCCGCTGTAGGTACAAAACGTGTCCTATCAGTATCTTCAATTCTTAATATAAATTTACCATCATATTTCTTTGCAAATAGGTAATTATAAAGTGCAGTTCTAATACCACCACAATGCAATGCAGCGCCAGATGGGCTTGGAGCAAATCTAACGCGAACATTATCTATTGATTTGACATTTTCATTTAAAGTAAAATCATTGTAATTTTTTAAAATTTTCATATAAAATAGATTATTTTTAATAAGTTACAAATATATATAAAAATTCTTAATTAAAAAATTAATTATTGATTTAAATTATTTGATTATTTTCCAAGTACAATTTCTATATAATTCTTCATTTAATATGGATCTTTTAACACTTATTAAAGTATATCCACTTTCTTTTAATTTTCTAGTTGATAAATATTGAAATAATAATTCACCATCTTTATATTGATTAATTGTACATTTTTTATTACTTGGTCTATTATAAGGAAAATAATTATCTTTATATCTAAAATAATACCCACCTACACTATTATAATTATTAGATCCTTTACAACATCTACTTATATGACTTCTGCATAATCCAGTTTTTTCTTCTGCTTCATGACTTGAATCAAATTGTGCAATTAATTCATCAGTTTCAATACTATATTGACAAATTGTTTTTCTAAGAGGATGGTTCATTTTCATTTTTTGAACACTTTCTTCACTATGTTTTCTTCCAGTCCAATCATATCCATCACCACCTTTTGTTCCATTTTTTAATTTAATTCCCCAAGTTTTTAACTGACCAATCCAATAAATTTCTAATTCATCAATATTATTTTCATCACCTTGGTCTAAAACTTCCATAATTGGTTTTAAATTATTGTTTTTTAATTTTTTTAACCAATTATTTTTTAAAGTCAATTCATTAAGATATGAATCCCGCATATGTCTTTGTAATCTATCTTTTAAATCTTTAGTTTTTCCAACATATTTAATTTCATTTGAAATTGGATCTGATAATGTGTAAATAAAATATTCCATAATATAAAGTTTTATCTTTATATATAAAATCAAAAGGGTGCAAACCTAACTTTTAAATTTTAATAGCTCTTGTGGTAGGAATTTTAGTACCATTAACTACATAATAAGTATTAACTTTACCAGAACAATTACAACCGGGTGTTGCATTTATTCTAATTGTTTTTTCACAGTTGAATATTTCATTGACTCTAAATAGTTTATTATCATTTGATAAGTAATTATATAACATTTTAATTTTAGTAGAACCACCAATAATTTCTTCCATATATTATAATTCATATATTTGATATTTTCCATCAAATTTAATTTCTAAAACTAACTTATCTGTATTTATATAATGGGATTCAACTCCATTCTTTCCTTTTAATTCTTTCATTGTTTTATCTAATTTATTCCATTCTTCTAATGAAATTCCACCCCATGCATTTTCATAAAAATATACAGTTATTTCATTCTGATATTCATTTGGATAATATTGTCTTGATCTAACTTCCATATCTAATACACCTTCACCAACAAAAGATACTAATTTTTTTATTTGATCTATATCAATAAAAATAATTTCTTGTTCTTCATCTATATAACAAAAATCATTTGTTTTCATTTTATCTTGTTCTTCTTTGGTGA